AGAAAATGAATTTAATTATTCACAAAATCCTTCGGCAGTTTATGAAGATGGTGGTAAAAAAATTCAAACAATAATTAATAGACCTGGAAATACTTTAACTAATGATTTAGTTACATCTTCTTTTTACGAACCTGGTGTTAAATGGGTTAGAGGTAAAAAATATCCGTTTACATCTTCGTTAAATCCGAATGTATTTGGAAGTTTTGATGATTATATGTATAGTGGTTCGGTAGACCCAACTGGTTCATATTTAGCACCATATATTACAACAATTGCGTTATATGATGATGAATTAAATATGATAGCAGTAGCGAAGTTACCTAAACCAATAAAATCGTTACCAGACTATCCATTAAACTTTATAGTAAGATTTGATACTTAAATCGGTTTTCTTTTATATTTATATGTAAATAACACAAAAATGTCAAAATTAGTAGACTTATATAACAGCTTCAACGGTGGTGGCTTACAAAACGATTGGACAAAAGCGAAAGCTCGTACTTCAAAAGACCAAACTCCATATTCAACTGGAACTATTCCTGGAGGTAACCCTACCCCTACATTTGGAAATCCTGACCCTGCGGTATTAACCGATGCTAAATTAAAATCTGGTAGAAAAGGTGAACTAGGTAGTGACCCAAAACCATCACCTGGAGTAAAGATACCTGGATACGGTCCTGGTGATAATGAATACACTAAAAAAGTGAAAAAAGGATAATCCAAAATGTCTTGGAAATTTAATGGAAATATTGTTACAGAAGAAACCACACCTGAAGGTGCGGTTGGGTTTGTCTATAAAATGATACATATCCCAACCGGTAGATTCTATATAGGTAAAAAATCTCTATCTCAAACCAGAAGATTAAAGCCGTTAAAAGGAAAGACTCGTAGAAGGGTTGTAAAGAAAGCATCCGATTGGGAAAAATACTATTCATCAAACGAATGGATTAAATCGGAAGTTAAAGCTGGAAACGCTGGTGATTTTGAAAGAGAGATTATTCAGTTTTGTTTCTCAAAGAAATCATTATCATATTACGAAATTAAATGGCAGTTTCATTACGATGTACTTGCCAACGAACAAGCAATAAACGAAAACCTTATGGGAAAGTTCTTCCGTAGGGATATAATAAATCAATAGTTATGACAATTTCAGACATTTGTAACAAATACGGAATCTCCGATTCTTATTTAAATTCAAAAGATGATGCACATTCGGTAGCGGCTGCATCACTATTAGACCTTAAAAATATGGTCCTTCAAAATAAACCTAGAGAAGAAGTAGCTAATAAACTTCAATTTTTAGCCGATTTTCTTATTGATATCAAAAATTCTCACGGAGGTTAATTAAATTTGGATATATCCGAAAAATGTTGTATATTTACATAGTTTTTGTGGATATAACCAAAATTATGTTATCGGGTAAGAACAAATTAAAAATAATCAATATATTAGACTCTGCATTGGGAGTTGGTTCATCCTTAAAGGGAAATGAGCAGGCACACCATTGTCCTTTTTGTAATCACCATAAAAAGAAACTACAAATCAATTTGGATACTCAAAGATGGCATTGTTGGGTATGTGATTCTAAAGGTAGGAGTATAACATCCCTTCTTCGTAAACTTAACGTAGATATTAGGGATATTGGTGTTGTAAAAGATGTATATGGTGATGAACCAGAATACGATTCAAAAGAGGAATATGTAGCAAAATTACAATTACCAAAAGAATTCAAACAATTATATTTTAAACCAAAGGGTATTAATCCATCGTATAATCAGGCAATACATTACTTAAATAAAAGAGGTATTACACATGCTGATATAGTAAAACATAATATCGGATATTGTGAAGATGGACTTTATGGTGGAAGGGTTATTATACCTTCTTATGATGATACCGGTGACCTTAATTATTTTGTAGCTCGTTCTTTTTATGAAGATGAGAAAATGAAGTATAAGAACCCACCAATTAGTAGAGATGTAATTGTATTTGAGAATATGATTAATTGGAACGAACCAATAACATTAGTTGAAGGAGTGTTTGATTCCTTCTCAGTCAAAAGAAATGTAATTCCGTTGTTGGGTAAGTTCTTACTCGGCAAACTCAAAAATAAAATTATGGAAAAGGGTGTTAAGGATGTAACAATTATGTTAGATTCTGATGCCGTAGAAGATTCCACTAAACATACCGAATGGTTTCAAAAGAATGGAATCAAAGTTAGGAATATCATACCAACCGATAAAGATGCGGGTGAGATGGGATTCCAAAAAGTAAATGAATTATTAAAATCCGCCAAAGAAACCAGTTGGGATGATTTGGTGTTAGCAAAGTTGAATAATATATGAGTAGATTAAAAAAGATTTACCACATCGCGGATATTCATATTCGTAATGTAAAGAGGCACAAAGAATTTAGAGGTGTATTTGAAAAAATGTTTGAGGAAATTCGTAATAGAGGTACGGAAGATTCTCTTATTTATTTGGCAGGTGATATTGCACATGCTAAATTAGAAATGTCACCTGAATTATTAAAAGAAATAAGTTGGTTATTAACCGAGTGTACGAAACATTGTGAAACTATTCTTATTGCTGGTAATCACGATTGTAATATGAATAATTCCGATAGATTGGATGTACTTACTCCAATTGTAGAAGCATTAAAATTACCAAACCTACATTATTTAAGAGATACGCAAGTTTACGCAATTGGAGATGTTGATTTTGCAGTATTCAGTATATTTGATAATAAAGATAATTGGCCAAAAGCTGATACTCTATTTGGAAACAAAAAGATTGCACTATTTCACGGACCTGTGGACCACTCACAAACCGATATTGGTTATGTAGTATCATCCAGACACTTCACAACTGATATGTTTGATGGTTACGATTTGGCCCTATTAGGTGATATCCACAAAAGACAAGAACTAATCTCCCCTAAAGGATGTAAGTGCGTTTACGCAGGTTCGTTGGTGCAACAAAATTTTGGAGAAACCCTTGATAAACATGGGTTTTTAGTTTGGGACTTAGATACATTAACATATGAAGAAATTGATATTAAAAACGATTATGGTTATTATACCATGGATATTATCGCAGGAGTTGTTCCTGACGTTACTGATTTACCTACTTATCCAAGGCTTAGGGTAAGATTTTCTGAAACCGATGCGGCAGATACTAAAAAGGCAATCACCGAAATCAAAATGAAATACGGTGTAGAAGATTTCACCGTAATTAAAACCGATAGTTTACAAAAGAAAAAGACAGGTGATAGAGATAATCAATTAGAGTTAGAAGATATTACCGATATAAATTACCAAAACTCCCTAATTACGGATTATATCGGAAGAATGATGCCGTTTGCAACACCGGAAGATATAGCAGGAATACAATCCTTAAACAAAGAAATTAATAGTAGAGTTGTATTAGATGATATAGCAAGAAATATACAATGGAAGCCGGTAAGATTTGAGTTCTCCAATATGTTCTCTTATGGCGAAGATAACGTAATCAATTTTGACAAAGTAAATGGATTGATGGGATTATTCGCACCAAACGCAGCCGGTAAATCATCTCTATTTGATGCAATTTCATTTTGTTTATTTGATAAGTGTAGTAGAGCATTCAAAGCGGCAAACATAATGAATAATCGGAAAGCGGACTTCCATTGTCAATTGGATTTTCAGGTTGAAGGTGTAGAATACTCTATAAGGAGAGAAGCAAGAATAGTTAATAAGGGAAAGAACGTTAAAGTAGATGTTCAGTTTTGGAAAATAGTAGATGGGGTAAGTGAATCCCTTAATGGTACGGAGAGAAGGGATACAAACCAAGTCATTGAAACTTATGTAGGAAGGTATGAAGATTTCGTAATGACGGCACTATCCTTACAAGGAAACAACGCCCTATTCATTGATAAATCACAATCTGATAGAAAGGATTTACTTGCTCAATTTATGGGATTGGATATATTTGATAAATTGTATGAAACGGCGAGTGAGGAGATTAAAGAAGTGGCTGTGCTTATCAGAAATTTCAAACGTACTGATTTTACTACAGAACTAGCCCAAAAAGAAACCGACTTGGGTGAGAAGAAGATTGAGTAT